TCTGTAAGTCTTGTATAGCTGACTTAATCATTTGATTAATAGCAAATACAGTCTTACCAAATCTTCTGTGACATACTACCACATTAAATCTACCTAACTCATTATGTAGCTTAGCTTGTAATGTTCTAGGTGTATAGGGTATCACAACCCCTTTACGCTTCTCCTGTACCTGCATCCTCTCAGTGTTCCGTCTGATTCTCTATTCTGTTATTAGCATCAGCAATATCTTCTTCATCTGCTGACCAGCTAATATCAAAGTTACGGTCCTCAGTAATAATATGTTGTTTCGGGGTCCAGCCACCTTGTGTCTTTAACCAGAAGGTAGTCATACTGGCAGACTCACCACTCATAGCCATCTTATAAGCAACACCAGCTACATTAGCAGTACGCTTATCTCTAGCTGTCTCTAATGTATGCCTATAATATTTCAATAGTGTAGCATTAGACACACCCATAATCTTAGCAATAGTATGCTGGTCTAAGCCAATGATTACCATTTCCTCTACCTTATCATAATCATCATCTGTAGGTTTGTACACCTTACCCTTAGGTCTTCTGGCAGCCTTACCTCCAGCTCCTCTGGATATCTTACCATAACCTTCACCTCTAGTCTTCTTTACCTCAACAACAATATCAGAAGGTTTCTTACCTGTAAGGGCAGCTGCCTTGTACTTGGCATCCTCTTTCAATTCTTTAATTAATTGTTTCTCCTCGTCCTTACTCTTGAGGGTACTGATATTCTTACCTGTAGATTTAATACTCATATGAAATTCTTATAAAAAATATATTTATAGGTACCAATTATACCATAAGGTATTCCTAATGGTATAATTAAAGTGTATATATACAAACTTAGACAGACCTAGTGTACCTAGATAACAACAGTGAACATTCGTTGATTCTTAATCTGAAATGATATCAATCATTTATGATTATTAATGAATGACAGAATGTTGTCTCTAGTGTTAATTAGTTGAGACTAAGTATGTATTAACTACATAACAAATTATACCAGAAATATTTCTGAGCTGCCTATTAAATAACTGATTATTTACTTGGCCCGCATATTAGGTTATTATAATATACAATGAAAAATGTAGAATTTTAGGTCTAGGTGGGTTCAGTGTGTGGGCGACTTTGAAAAAGAGGTGGGGTGCCTCGGTGATAATGAGAATCATTCGCATATAGGAGTCATTCCCAGGTGAGAATGGGTCGCAGGTGGTACTCATTCTTATTTGATAATCACTCGCATTTGATAGTTATTCTCATTTGATACTGGGTATCACTTGATAATCATTCTCATTTGTAAATCATTATCATTCTCGTTTGTCCTTGTATATGTAAACAATAATCATTATCATTTGCAGTTGAGAATAATAAACAAACGTAAATCTGTTTCATTCGCATTTAGATACCAGGCTTGACAAATTAATAAATTTGTGAATGAAAAACAGGACACTGTCCTGCTTCAGGGTGTTGACAGACCCACCAAAAGAGAGTACAATACGCAGTATCAATAGGACAATCCTGTCCGATTGAAATCAAGAAAATCAAGACACTGTCCTGGTTTTCATAGGAGTTAAAAATGACAAACGAAGAATTATATTTAAGTTACTTAAATGAAAGTAACACCAGCACATCACGCCAACAGGCAGTTACAGACCGCCTTGCAATTGGTTTTGATGACCTGGAACAAATTGCCACCGACTTAAAACTGCAAGGTGCATCAACAGACAGTCTTAAAAAGCAGATAGAAAGAGCAAGCAAGGCATTAAATATTGACAAGTTAACACTACATAAAGGCAAGAAAGACGAAAAATGCAAGATTGGCAAGCCTAATAAGTCAACAGGTGGTACCGATAAATATGCAACCTTTAAAAAATGGTTTGACAAACAAGCCAGTGAGAAAGATTTGCAGACTAGAATGGAATTTGTCAAAGAGTTACAGAAACTAAACGATGAGCTAGAAAAAGCATACAAAGAAATAGCTAGAATGGTAGCATAACTACAGGGGCGAAAGCCCCGATTTTTTCTATATGTTTCTCGTTTTGTGGACTTGACAATCCCCTGCCCTTCGGGTAACATATAGTAAAGATTGGGATAACCTTTTATTGGGATAAACAAATCTTTATAAATGAAAACAAGACCTTTGGATTGATTACATAAGCAAGACACTGTCCTGTTTTTACTTGGATAAACAATTATTGGAGATATATGGATAAACAACTTTTTATAACACGTTACAAAAACAACAGGGATAAAGAATTATGAGAAAGTTAAATAAAAAACAAAAGATTTATATTGAGTCAGCAATTAAATGGTATAAAAAAGGCTCAAGATTTAATGAATTAGATGCTAGTGATTTTGATACACTAGAAAGTATGAATGATTACGAAACATTATATCAAGATGCTAACAGATATTATGGTGATTTATTATTACAACATAAGAGGGGATAAAATGGATATAACAAACAATTTATTTACGCCTATAAATACAATTAAACAAGCATTATCAGTGGTGGAGGGATTAACTACCACAAGTAAAATGCCCTCTAGTAGTTATTCAATACCTGCTAATAAATGTATTAAAGGCAGTAGATTAAGACAAATTAAAAATAGTGTATGTTCAAGTTGTTATGCTTTAAAGGGTAATTATAAGCGATACCCTGCTATTGTAGAAGCACAAGAACGTAGATTATTGTCAATAAATAAGCCTGAATGGGTTAGTGCTATGGTATATCTAATATCTAATAAAAAGGATATAAGGGATAAAGGTGTTTTTAGATGGCACGATAGTGGTGATTTGCAAAGTGTAGAACATTTTGATAAGATATTGTCAGTAGTAAGACAAACACCAACTATTAAACATTGGTTACCTACTAAAGAAAGTAGGATTATAAAGAATTATAAAGGGAATTTACCTAATAATATTGTCATACGCCTTAGTGGTAGTATGGTGGACGGTAAAGCACCTTTATATAGCAACACAAGCACCGTTGTTACGGATAAAAGCAAGGCAACTTGTAAGTCATTCGATAATAATGGTGAGTGTGGTGAGTGTAGGAAGTGCTGGGATAAAGGGATAAAGAATATCTCTTATCTAGCACATTAATAATAATAATAAGACGGAGTGATACATATGCAAAAGTTGAATGTAACTAGAGAGAAACTAGACAAACTATTAACAGACCAAAGAGGTAGATTCTTTTCGGTTAAATTTGTTAAGAAAGATGGTACAATTAGGCGGTCTAATGGTAGATTTGGCGTAACAAAATACCTAAAGGGAGGTGTAAATAAGGTAACTAGATACGATAACACCTATGATACGACCTTTGATGTACAGGTAATGGGATACAGAACAATTAATCTACATACAATTGTATCTGTTAGAGCAAATAATGCTGAGTATACTGTTATTCAATAATGGATATAATTTTAATAATACTACTGCTGATAGTGGTAGGGAGTAAAATATGATTGCATATAAACTAGTAAGAAAACTGAAGTCGGGTAAGTTAACGCCTTTGTTTATTAATAAATCCGTAGGGATAGAGTTTGACACTTGGTATAAGTCTGAATGCCACCCTACCAAGGGCTTTAAGGTACGACAAGGTTGGCACTGTACCTCTTCACCTAATGCACCACATCTGTCACCTAAGGGTAGAATATGGGTTAAGGTAGAGATTAAAGACTATGAGTCTATTAAAAGACCTGAGAGCCAAGGTGGTTTATGGTACCTTGCAGATAAGATTAGATTTTTGGAGGCACTATAATGAATAACGATTACGATGACGATGTAGAAGTAAGTGACTGCTGTGGTGCAGAGATTATATATACAGACATATGTAGTGACTGTAAAGAGCATTGTGGGGTGCAAGAGTGGGACGATGATGAACTCACCCCCGAGCAAATGAATGATGAACTGAGAAGTATTGGATATTAATAGGAGAAATAAAATGAATAAG